AGACGCATCACCTACCTGGCAGTTCAAAAGCGCGAGGAACACCTGTACGGCGATGAGTTCCCGTGCAAGGTAGTGCTCCCTGAGCACATTCAGGACATTGCAAGCACTCGCGACTATCTATGTCACAAAGTGTGGCCGTGTGACAAACTTATCATGATGGATGACGACTTGGAATTTGCCGTGCGGCGGTCTGATGATCCCACCAAATTCCAAGACGCCTTTCCAGAAGATATCAATCAAATGATTAATGCCCTCTATGTAACACTGGAGGGGGTGGCGCACACGGGAGTTTCTCCACGCGAGGGTGCCAACAGGAATACTGACGACTTTTGCTTCAACACCCGGACTATGCGAGTTCTGGGCTACAACACGAAGGTACTGGTGCAAGAGCATATACTATTCCGTCCTTATACCTTCATGTGTGACTTTGGTGTGACGTTGGAACTCTTGACCAGGGGCTATGACGGAATAGTACTTAATCATTGGGTCAACAATCAGGCTGGCTCTGATACTCGTGGCGGATGCAGCACTCAGCGCACACCAGAACTTCAGACCGCAGCAGCATATTATCTTAAAGAACGCTTCCCACAGTTCGTTACTGTGGTGGAGAAGGAAACTAAAACGTCATGGGGCGGAGGGGTACGTACAGATGTCCGAATTCAATGGAAAAAGGCTCGAGTTTCTGCAGGAAAAGATAGCAAACCTACACTACTGGATGTGGGAGCGTGAGAATGTCCGACACGCCAAAGAAGCAGGTCAAGCGAAGCCCTGGAGCAGCGACAGTATCTTCCAGCAAACTTATTTCTGCAATGTCCATAGAGAAGACGACAGAGTTACCAAATTCATCCGTACTGCTTACAATTCTGAAGTTGAGGATCCAATGTTTGAAGTTAACATTGGTTTCTCCCGAATCATTAATGAACCTGCCACACTTAACGCCATTGGATATATTAGAACTGCGGACGAGCTTAAAACTGTCGGTGGGCGACTTAGAGAACGCCAAGAAAGCGGCTTTAAGACTTTTGGAGACGCTTACATTGTAAGCACGAATGGCCGCCCCGTACCCAAGCACGCCTATGTGGCAGATGTACTGCTCCCGGCGCTTATGAACGCCGTGGGACCGCAGGGAACTAGCCCGCGTGCTACCATAGCCCCCCGCTGTAGCGCGTGGTATGAGCGCTATATGAGAATTTTTGGCATTAGCTCTTTCATGGCAGGACAGAATATTGCAGACCTTAAGAACACACCTGGGCATCCTCTATATACTGCTAGCGATCGTGGCCAGTTTTCTTGTCCTGGTCCTGGCAGTCTTCGGGGCTTGTCCTGGATATTTCATGGTGATGACAGTCTACCGGTTGCTAAAACGTATCAAGACGATATCGCGTATGTACATGGAGCACTTAGACAACTTGAACCCTTGATTGAAGTAGATTTTCAGGACTTGCAGAATTGTCTCTGCGAGTTTGACAAATATATGAGGATTTTACACGGTACGGGCCGCAGCAAGAGGGGATACCCTGGTGTACGGTGAAAATGCCCCGCGCTCTAAAGTGCGAGTGGTTGAGAGAACAGCCTACTCGGAAACTTACTACTATGTGGAAAAACGAGTATTTTGGCTATTTTGGGTTTTTGTAGAGCATTTTGCAGAAAAAGAACTTGCTGTGAAATTTGCAATAGACCTTCATAAAATGTTGAATGATGGTCCAAAGGAATGTATAGTATGGGAATTATAACGTTCGAGGGTAGCACAGCCGCCCAACTCTATGAGGAAGGGCTGTACCAGTTTCGGGTTAGCGGTCGGAAAGAGGCAAGCCGGAATGGCCCTGTGCTAGTCCTTCCCAATATAGCAGTGTTTACACTGAACGACCCCAGACGAAGGGTTCTGGATGATCATGTGCGGAACGCTAACCCGTTTTTCCACATGATGGAATTCATTTGGATGATGGCGGGCAGACAGGATGTTGAATGGATTGCGCAGTTCAACAAGCAATATCGCGAATATGCCGATGACGGTATGGTGATGGCTGCTTACGGCTATCGTTGGCGGAAGCGTTTCAGTTTTGATCAAATAGAACAAGTCATCTCAGCACTTAAGAAGGACAAAACCACCCGCCAGGCTGTCCTTCAAATGTGGGACCCCACCACTGATCTTGGCACTAGCTTCAAGGACAAGGCATGCAACACGAGCATAATGTTTCGAAACAACGCAGGAGCGTTGGACATGCTCGTGACGAACAGATCAAACGACTTTGTGTGGGGTGCCCTTGGCGCGAATATAGTCCATATGACGATGTTACACGAACTGATTGCTCACTTAAGTGGGATCCCATTAGGCAAATATTCAGTTGTGAGCAACAACCTGCACATTTACGAAAACATGCCACGTTCAGTAGAAATACAGAACACTCTGGTAGCGGGAGAGATATACGACAATTGCGAGCCCCTCCCCCTGTTTGGGAAGGACGAGGAATACGGTGGCTTCGTGATAGACTGCGAAAATTTCTGTAATAGCAGGATGGCTGGACTGTACGCTCCTGGATTTTTGTCGCAAACTGCTTATCTTGCATATACCGCGTGGTTCAAACGTCATGACGATACCCGGTATGCGCTACAATTGATTGACAATATGAAACATCATGATTGGAGAATTGCATGTCAAAACTGGTTCAAAAGAAACGTAAAAGGAGCAGAAAAATGTATGGAAAAGAAGTAAGTGGAAGGGTGGGAACTACATCTGGTCACATTAACGGAGTGGGGATACACTCGACAGGCAGACCAGTTGAAACTCCTGGGCCGGTTAACGAAGCTGCAATACGCTCGTTAATTGATTGCCTAATTGGCCGCACTTGCGAAACAAAAGAACAGGCAGTCAGACTGCTTGCCAGAACATCCAATGTGGCCAACAGAGTTCTTGGAGAGGAACCACCGTCAGAAAGTAATAGGGATAAATCCCCATTCCCAAGCGCACTTCTCCAAAATCTTGAGCAACACATGGCCGAACTTCAAGAGATTTTGGCGCAGGTGGGGCACCAAGTTTCGCGCCTGGAAGTGCTGTGAAAGAGCCAGTTAAGGATATCGTCATTTGCGATCTTGACGGCACACTCGCAATTGACGATCATCGTGCGGTGCATCTACACAAAAATCCTCACTGCCCCAAGCAGACGGACCTTTCGGCCAAGTGTTTCTGTAAACCTGAAGAACGCGATTGGGATACGTACTTCAGTTTGTGCGGCGAGGATACTCCCAACCACGCCGTCGTGCAGCTAATAAGGATACTCAATCATGCCAGAAAGAGAATCTTTATCTTCAGTGGACGGTCTGATACAGTTCGATCCGCAACGGTTGAATGGCTCGATCGTTATAATATCGTCTACGAAAGACTTGAAATGCGTAGGGCCGATTCACGTACAGATGACAATATGCTCAAACTGTCGTGGGTGGATTCGCTCGGGATTAGGGATAGGATTTGGCTTGTCTTGGAAGACAGAAGTCGTGTTGTTGCCGCGTGGAGAGATGCGGGATATACCTGCCTGCAAGTGCGACCGGGTGAATTTTGATTATGATGTAGTTGCTCATCGGGCGCGAGCGGTGCAAGCTGGGGGCGTGGTAAAGGCTAACGATTACCAGATAGGCGGATCGCACTACAAAAGCGAGATACAGCATTGGGATTATGTGTTGGCGAATGAAATACCATACCTTGAGGCTATGGTAATTAAGTACCTGACACGATGGCGTAAAAAAGGAGGAGCGGAAGATGTTAGAAAGGCTTACCACTTTCTTCTTAAGCTGGCGGAGGCGTCGGAGATTAATTTATCTCCGCCAACAACAACGGATGGCTCGGAACCTGGACAGGCGTACACGAGCCAAGACGGCAGCAGCAATAAAGGAACTGGGTGAGGATTGGCTGCTGTACCCACGAAATTGAGCTCACCGAGACCTGTTACCCCGAGCCTGCCAGGGTGTGAGCAGCAGGCGCGAATTAGCCGGAGGACTGGCGATTAATAAATGAGTCCCCGTCCGGGTGTAGACGTTAAACACGGTATTCATTCCACACCAGCGAACCGCTCCTTCGCTATACAAGAGGTCCGGGCGGGACGGTTGGTGGTCCGTTGAAAACCACCCGCGAATTTTTGACAGTAAGGAGTAGATTATGGAATGGTTCAGGAAGCATATAACGGCTGATGGGCATGGGCAAATTCAGCAAATCGATCCGCACCAGCCGCAGACTGTAGCGGCTCCGGAATTAAACCCAGGCGCGGGGGTCAGTGCGATCTTAGTGCTTGGCATCGTTTTGGCGATCTTAACAGGAGAACGTCGTGGCAAAGCAGCTAAGAAGCAATCTGGGGGATACAATTATCGTGGAGAGGGAGATTTGTCCGAATGGTCTGACTCATGAAAGAGTAACCATGAGCTGGACCCGGCCGTACCCCGCCTACGAGCAGCCAAATATGCTGCAAAAACAAGGGCTTAGGCGTCACTACTCCGACCGCGTATAGGCGGTCCATTTTATGGCAATAGCAGGGTGGCGGGTACCCTGCGATTTGCCCTCATAAACGTTCCTAGGCGGGCAAAAATTGCTCTAAAACAGCCAGGGGGCCTGCCAGGAGTAAATAGCAGTATCCCTGCCCCCTGGCGAACTTTCTAGGGACTAAACGCCGCCTGCACTGAGGGCGGGTTGGGCACAGCCAGCCCGAGCAGTACCTGGACAAAACCCACAGGACTCGTGTTGCCCACCGTATCCGTCACAGTCACGTTGTACTGATCTACTAGCCCCAGGTCGGGGGCTGGGTCATTCAGTTGCAGCGTGTAGCTGCTGAAGGGGGCGTTCAGTACTGCGAATGGAGCAGGGGCGGTGAATGTTGGAGGACCGCCAACTGCCTGCGGTGAGGGGGTACCCACCTGCTTTGTCACCGTAACCGTCTGAATATTTGCCAGCGGTAGATTCCCTCCGTCCTTGCGGGCGGAGGGTAATGTGATGGTTATGGCAGTTGACGACACGTCACTTCACCGTAAGGACAACAGTGCCCGGAGTTCCAGCCGCGATGGATTTAGAGCCAACATTAGATTGGCCGCCCTCTACAGAACATGCTGAAGCAGTGATGGCCCAGAAGTAAGTCGTACCATCCGACAAACCCGTATTAATCGTGTTGGTCAGCGCAGTCACCCCAGTAGCCACCTTGGTCAAAGTGGTGGCGCTCAAGCCCTGGTAGACGTTATATGTCACCGGACAAGTAGCTGGAATAGTTGTGCCATCAGTGTACGTGGTGACCGCCGTCCAACTCAGTGTGGCTGATGGCGCCGTTTGGGCCGCAACGCACGCGGAAAATAACAGAGCAGCAAGAAACAGACTTAGCTTACGCATTTCCACTCCCAGGATAAGAAGCACCTAACGCACTCCAGATGCAGGCAGCACCTGTAGGATTGAATTTGTTGGTCGGCAGGTACAGCGGAGGGCAGATACCTGCTTTCTCTGTGCATGCCAGTAAGAGCTCATCACAAAACCAGGCTTCATCATCCCGCCAGTCACGATCAGTGAAAAAAGCAAGGATGGCCAGCTTATCGTAGGGTTTCCCTACTTGCAGACGAGCATAGTTGTAGAACAAGCTGGACTGAACTGGCGTGGATGGTAACTCCATCACTACCTGTCGTATCCACGTCGTCTTACCATAATCACAGGGGCGTATCTGCACACCTGTCTTTCCGTTTACCGGGTAGTCTGTTCGCGACCCTAGCAGTTCTCCTGTGGGCAGTATGAGGTCTACATGAGAAAATCCAAGGGCTCGGGTGCCCCCGCCAGCTAGTTGAATAACTGCTGACGAGAGTCCCCTTGCTAAGACGAATTGCGCTCTAACGCTCAACTGGTTGCCTTGGCGGGCACCGCAGTCGTTGAAGCAGATGCAGTAAGCAGACTGGTGGCTTCTGCCTGAATCTGAGCAGCCAACGCCTTGATTTCATCTTGCCCGATTTGCGGCAGGACGGCGAGCAGCCCTGCTTCAAAAGACGCAAGCTGCGCAATGATGTTGATTTCAGTCGGATTGGTTGCAATGGAGTTGAGGAAATTGGCAAGCAGCGGTAAGACGAGCTTTGCTGCATCCCCCTTCGCCACAGCAATCAGGGTTTGTAAAATTCCGGAAAATACGGCTGACATTATCTACTCCTTAGTTAAAGATGGGTGCGGTCGCTTTATTTGAGCCAACACGGCGCATAGTACCGCATTGGCTATTAGAATGTAGTGAAAAGTGTCATGAGGAATGAGGGTGGGATCAAGCGTAAGCGTCGCCAAAACGCCCTGTACGAGCATCAAAATGGTGATGGCATTCGCCCACGCCCACTTCAAAATATAGACTAATCCGCTCCAGGCAGTCCATACCATGTATTTCCATCCAAAGTCACTTGGCATGGGGTCATTCATTGACGTATTCCCCCGGTATGGTAAGAACCTCGGCCACAGCATCGTCTGGGCTGCACGGCACATTCTCGCACACAAAGTCCAGGTACCCAGCCGGATCATTATTATCCACCCCAGGAGGGCAGTACGAATAGATCAACTCTTGGATTGACATCCCTCGTCCGGCGTCGATTTTGAGTTGTCGCTCGAGATCGTCCCACCCGAGTTGAGGGGTTTTAATCTGCCCAATAGCGTTTGGGTCATTGGGGCTGTGGAAACTGTTAGGACTATGTCGTAAATCGCCAGGGTTATTATTGCGAGTAGGCAGAGTTCCCGGAATGCCATATCCTTCCTCCTTAGCAATCACTTCACCTAACTTGCTCATTTCTATCCTCCTGTCTACGCAAGCGGGAGCGTGCTTCAATGTTGGTTAATCGGGTCTCAATGGATCTGAGACGTTTCTGAACTTCGTCGGCAGCCTTGAGGTGGCGACCCACTAACACCCGAAGTATAATCCCCCAGGTAGCCGTGAGCAATGCGATGGCCCATCCTGACTGCCCCACCGCATCCGCCACGTCCTTAAGAGGAACTTCGCTCATTTATTCTTCTTTGGGTTCTTAGAAGTGCCTGGTACACCCGCCGGTGCTTGAAATTGAGGTACGATTTGCCGCTCAATCTCAGCATATGCTTCTTTGGCTTGACCATGAGGCATAAGCTCTAATCCGCGTAACACGATATTCAGCGTGTTCGGAGTCATGGTGAAGGTAACGGGTCGGTCGACGGTAACGGGCTGGGGGCCAGGGGACTTCGTGTTGGACATGAAATTACTCCTTCAAGCTGTTGTATGGATAGTTTCTTGTATTCTTCTGGTTCACCGTTTAGATACGTGTTCAGTATAGCAGTACGGGGCTTCAGTGCAACTATCTCGTGTGGCTTGTTATTCTCAGGTATGAACGTATCCCCCGCCACGAGCACCACATGGTTCACCCGCACACTGCCGCGCAACACATGAACATCATGGTACATCGGTGGCTTATGAGAATGCATAGGGATAGTTTCCCCCGCATGCTCGAAATCATAGCGGCAATCAAAACCACCATGACGACAATGGTAGTATCTTATCATGTGAATTTTATCACAATAACTCCTGGGTTGCCCAGGGTTCGGCCAGTATTCGCCGCGCCTGCTCCGCCGTGACCAGTTCCAGGGCCTGTGGACACTGTCCCCACTATGGGAGCTCCACCATTGCCTCCTCCACCCGCACCAGTGCTTCCGTTAGAGCCCGCATTCCCCGCCGTGTTAGCGACATTGCCGCCTGTGGCGACTGCCGGGGCCGCGCCACCGATTCCGTTGGATCCGCTGGCATTGCCGCCGACTATGCCAGCAGGAGAAGACATCGCCGTAATGGCGAAGGTACCGCTAGCCACCGAGGATGGCGAACCAATGGCTCCTACTGTACAACTGATGGTTAAACCATTGGACGTTGCAACGTTGTAGGAACTACTAGAAAGTGAGCTTGAACTAGCCCCTCCTCCACCAAGTTCACTACATCCAGAACCGCTACCTGTTCCGCCTGCGTTGGTTCCACCATAGCAATCTATCTGCACGGTAGTAGCACCAGACGGAATGGTGATTACTGTTCCAGACTGGGCAGTGTTGAGCGTTGTCGTTTGCGGTGCGAATGGACTTGCGTCCTGGGCAAACATGATGGTGGAACCACTGGCGCGGATCTGTCGACGCCAGCGAGTTCGTCTAACGTAGCGCGGCCGATTTTTGACCAGTGCGCTCACGAAAGATTAATTCCACTAATGGTCCATTCAGTAGCGGCAACCTTCGTTGCAGTGAACTTACCATTGGGTGACAAAGTGCGTGAACCAGTTCCGCCAGTGCCCAGCCACACGAGCGTATCAGTGGTGATGGCTACCGTGATAGAACCGCTACCAAGATGTGTGCCTGAAAGGGTTGTGCCGACCGGATAAGCCACTGAGGCATTTGCTGGGATAGTCCAGGTAAACGGAGCCGCGCCTGTGCAGACAAGTGATTTACCGCTGTCAGACAATACGTAGCCGTAGCTCGCATTCTTTAAAATCATCGGCACTTCAAGGTAGCCGACATTAAAGGGGCCATTCCCCGCTTCGTCTTGGGTTATTAGGGGATGAACTCCACCCGCTCCAGCCACCACGCTCAGAGTAGCTACAGTAGAATCACCTGTTAGGACAACGCCGCCTGTGGAGAGTATTCGTAATCTATCTACGCCATTATCGCAAATGCTAAGAGCATTTGCTACAGAATTTCCAACTATGAAGTTATAGTTCTTAGCATTGGTGACTAAAGCCAACCCTAAAATTTGCGAAGCAGAACTTACAGCGTAGAACGAGTAGACACCAACACTGCCAGCAGCTTCTACTGTGACGGAACTAGACCCACCAATGCCCACATTCAAAGTAGGGAAAGTGGCATTCGCGCCAGAGATTGAAAGAGAAGTCCCTGTAGTGGAACTATTTACAATGACGTTACCCGCAGCGGATATTTGAATCCTAGCAACGTTGTCTGTAAAGAAGCTTAATGCGTGATTGGTAGAAGTTCCTATAAGATGATTATGACTGCCATCTTCTTCAAAAAGAAGTATAGACGTCCCATCTGTGGCCTCAAAATAATTAGAATTATTGATTACATTTAGTAACAAGGCCGCAGAGGCACCGGACCCTATTTGATCAAGTACGAGCGTTGTACCGCTCGCGGGCGCATTCAGTACTACATTCTGTCCTGACAACGTGAGCGCAGTCGGGGTGAATGTATATCGAACCGTACCCCCGATGCTTAGCCCAACCGTATTCGCGGCAGCGCGGTACAGCCCAGTAGAGGGTTCAGCACCAAACGCTACTCCAGGGGCCGCAGCAGTACCATCAAGAATCTTAAGCGCAGCCAGCATTGAACCGTTGCCAGAACGATCCAAAGAAGCTGTCAATACGGTGCCTATGTCTGTTAGGGTCGTATTGCCCCACGAACTAGAAATAGTCGTACCCGTGACGACTGGGTTGCCACTCGGCAGGGTATAATTCCCGTTACTGTCGCGAGGCATTGTCTATCACTCCTTGGCGGGTAGCGAAATCGGCCAAGTGCGCCGCGTTGGGATTTTTTCTGAGCAGGTTGGCAATGAAACGTTGCGTGTCAGTATCCCCGTAAAGCCCCCGCTGGAAAGTCTTGGTAGCCAGAGCATTAGCTAGCCCCACGGATCCTAGAGCAGCAGCGGGTCCACCAACAAAGCCTGCTAGTCCTGGACCTACCGTTTCCTTGGCCAAATTCAGCACATGGCGACCAGCGGGATCTACACCGCCAGCGCTCTCACCAAATACTTCATGAGCATCTTGCGCCATTCTTTGCACCTGACTATCATCTGGCGCAGCTTTCGCGAGTCGGCCCCATTGTCCAGCAAGAGTCCCTTTATTTGCAACATTTCCCTCAGATGTGGAGAGTATCGCATTGGATTCTCCATAATGTTCTTGAAGTCGCTTAAAATTCTGTAGATCAGCCTGTATCTGAGGATTGGGGGCTGCCTTACGAGTCATGGTGGCTTCGCCATTGCCGTCCAACTTAAAGCCAGCTTTCTGGTAAAATTTAATCAAATCTGGCTGTGAAATACCTCCTTTGTCAAGCGGTATGGCGCTAAGCGTCATATTCGTGCCGTGCTTATCTGCCAAGCCTGTAATATTCTTCAACGCAGCCGAGCCTGCGCCGGTACCGGGCAAATCCGAGCGCAGCTTTTCCAAGTGTACCGTATTCGGATCACCTGGGTCCATGTAAAGCTCAGCAGTAGAGTTTCCATTAACACGCTGGCCAAGTTGACCTACACCAGCTTCCTCTGGGTACTTTGCTTGGAACTCCGCCAGCATATTCTTGCTAGGAATGACACCCGGTTTCGTGGCAGTGCGGCCATTCTTAATGGCGTTGTCAATCATATTGTCGAAACTGCCCAGTGCAGTTTCGGTAGAGGCTGGGTTGCCGAGACTAGCCAGCCCCCCAGCGCTACGAAGATTGCCTAATGCCTCGCGTCCTGCGGCCTTGGCTCTAAGTAGGTTCGCACCCGACAAGGTGCCGTCGTCGGAAAGGTGACTTTGCAGAATGTTGTCGAGGGTTGAAGCAATCTGCTGTTTATGCCCGGTTGGGAGATCAGTTCCAGTGAGATTGTCCAACACACTTCCGTGGAAGTCTTCTGGGGGCTGGAAGGCATAGTTTTTCACCGTGCGATCGTAAGCCGCGTCGGATTGTTTACGAATATTCGCTGCCGTAGCCTGAGGTGTATCACCCTCTGGTACGGGGGATTTTACGAGAGTGCCCGTAGCATCGGTTTGGGGTACCGGCGCGTGGGTCATCAGAGTATCACTGTAGATTTTTTGGGCTTTCTTAGATTGTGAATCAAGCTGCTCACGCGCGCCGAAGAAATATGGCAACACGGTCTTATAAGCGCCTGCTACTGGACCTTCACCCCCCTGACTAATGGGAATATGAAGATTCTTACCTTCTGCAGCGGCATCTTTAATCATATGTTCAGCAGGCTCAGATTTACGAACAATGCCATTCACTACTCTGCCAGCCATGCTGAGAGGTAAGCTCAGAGCGGCGCCTGCGCCTGCTCCAGTAAGTGGATCTTCACCACTTAGTCCACTGGCCGCAGCCCCCTCCCCGCCTGCCTGAGCAGTTCTCGCACTTACCCGCCCCGCCAGCTTAGCTACGCCCGTTCCGGCCAGCTTACCCGCTCCCAGGGCCTCTGAAACGGCTCCGCCAGCCGCGCCTACGGGCAGTGTAGCCACTCCCTGGCCAGCAATATCACCTACGGCTCCTCGACTGGTAGCTAGCAGTGGAGCGTCCAATTTAGCATCTGTCAATGGGGCGTGTGGGGTAGCTTCGCCACCTTCACCTGCGCCAATGGCGTCGGCGCCAGAAAGCAAAGTATCGCCCACCTTGGATAGACCGTGACCGAAACCCTCAGCAGTTTGATCTAGCCCAGGCTGGGAACCGGGGAACAGATGTCCACCGCCCTCAGCAGGATTAGAATCCCTGACTGCTATTTTCTGGTAAGTGTTGAGCAGATGCCCGTGGAGTTCCTGCATAGCAGCCATATCGCCTGCCTTGGCTGCGAGACCGTAGGCATGCTGATAAATAGCAGCGTCATTTTTCAGTGGATCGGCAGGCGGGGGAGCGGCGGCAGCCGGAGACTGAGGAGTCTGCTCCCACGAATCAATCATATCGTCAGCGGTAGCACTCACTGCGGGCTACCACTGGGGATGCCGCTGAACAGATTGTTAATGCCTGGCACGAACGGTAACTGTCGCGTAGGCATGGGCATCTGGCCCGTAGATTGCGGAAATAGAGACCCAGACGGAGCCGCTAATCCAGGGGCTGCCGGAGCGGCGGGTGCTTTGGGAGCCGTGATGGCTTGGGTCGCGGCGCGGACGTACTGGGACGCGGGGGTAGCTGCCGAGGCGGAGGCCGAGGAGTTACCGGGTGCTTCCGGTCGCATCGCTGCAATTTGGTCAGAATTATACCCTCCAGCCTGCAAAGCATCAAGACGCTGGTTGATTTTGTCAGCCACGCGCTTTTGAATCTGAGTCATATTCTGCATTTGCACGTCGGGAGACTGGCTGGGGTTGATATGGTACTTTTCGAACGTAGCCATCTCTGTTGGCGAAATGCGAGCGCCGAACAGACGGTGCATTTCGTCAATGGTGAAGTTGCGGCCGTAATTCTGGTACCAGTTAGCAGCATCCTTATCATCTTGATTCACCAGCCCCAGCGCGCCTGAAACTGTAGGGAAATTGGCCGACATATAATTCGTAGCATTGCGCGAAACTTTGCCTGCCCCTGAAAACTCAGGCTTGTAGTTGGAGATAGAGTCATTTATAGCGTCAAGACTGTCCTTTAGAGCACTAACATCCTTAAAAGTACCCATCGGCAGCGGCTTGCCCGGTGCGTCATCCTTTTTGGCATTTTGACGAGCCAAGGCGTCAGCATCTCGCTGGGTAAGTAAATCGCGTCGTAACTGATCATTGCTGGCCGTAGCTTCTCGGCTGCGGGCATCAGTCATTTGAGCAATTTTCATTGCTTGATCTTGCTGCGCCTGGTGAATAGCAAGAGTCTGTGCAAGGGCTGACTGCTTTTCGCGCTCACCGGCGATGGACTGGCCACTCTGTTGGGCACCGCGTGACAAATCTTCACCAAGAGGCGATATTACACGATCTCCCGTAGCCTGATACATTTGACCAAGCGTAGCTTGACGACGTAATGCCTGAGCGAGCGCCTGCTGCTGGGTAGGGTCAGTCGGAACTCCCGAAACCATTGCGTCGAATTGATCGGCCATTACTGATAATTCTCTTCTGGGTCCATATCCTGTATGGCATTAAGGGATCCATCCTGGTTGCCACCACTGGCTATTGCAGCATTAGTATCAGGATGGTTAGCCGAGGGATTATTCGCGGCGTTGTACTGCGCCTCTGCCGCGCTAATAATCCGCCCTCTGGCATTCCGTAAGGTGGTGGCTTGCGCCTGCGAGGCGCGTAATGCTTGAGCCATCTGGTATTGAGCCAGCATATTCTGCCCAGCATTCGCTGCGGTTGCCAATGGCGAATTTCTCACCACAACCTTCCCAGCCATCTGGGCGTTATTCAATGGGGGAGGTCGCATAGCTTGCGCCATTGCCATCTGCTGTTTGAGGTTATTTTGATCCTCTTGGCTACTGGAAATTGATTGAAGTGCCTGTATTAGTCCAGGATCAATTTGTTGGCCACCGTTCATCATAATCTTATCCTCACGCCGCTGCTAGGGCTGGAATTGCATAAGCCATCAAGGCAGAACTGCCCAGCCCTGCCAATGCGCTATCCGTACTGTTTGCGGAACCCATTGCCGCATTGAACATATTGAGATTGGCATTGCCCTGATCTTCACCAGCTTGCAATAATCCTGGAGTTTGGGCAACTCCTGCCGAAGTAGTGCCCGGAAAACTGGGCATGCCGACTTGCTGGCCATTCATCAACGCATTCAGCATGTTGATGTCATAGCCAGACTGCTCTTGCCCAAGCCCTAGGTTTGCTTCCTCATTACTGATGTTTTGAGGTATTTGAGCATTGTTGTACTCAGTCTGCGTACCCTCTTGCCCGAAACCCTGCGCTTGAGCGGCATTGGTCTCACCAAACTCCGTGGCACCCTCTTGCTCGCCGGCGCCGACCGCCTGATCTTCAGCAGTTTGATCCTGCGTGAACTGGGTGTTCAGTAAATTCTGAGTAGCAGTGTCGTAGGCTGCATCACCTGGCTTGAGCCCTTGGGCAGCCAACTGAGCTTGAGTTTGTTGGGTCTGCTGCTGTTGCAGAGGTTCCTGCAAATTCTGAAATTGATTCCAAACAGCATTCTCAGCCTGCTGATTAATCTGACCTGGGTTATTAGCAATCCCTTGCCCTGCCCCAGTCATAGACTGAGTTTGTGGTATAGTACCTGGGGGCGTGTTTATCTGGCTATTGATCCCTTGAAGGAGATTGGCGCCAGTTTGCGACTCACCAGCAGATATCGCCTGCTGATTTTGGACAGATTCTTGCTCATCAGGCGTGAGCCCAACGTTTTCATTGTAATCGGTGACCGCTGCGCCAGTGGCGGGATCAAATCCTTCACTGGTCGTATAGGAAAGATTGCCCCAGGGGGTGCTTACATCAGGACGGTTTGCCGCCGTCTGCTGCGCATTTAGTGCAGCGGATGACTGGGATTGCTGTTGAGCGAGTTGTTCGTAGTCTGGACTTGCTGGGGCGTCTGGTTTCGACATCTCTCATCCTGGTTAATCCACCGACACTCTTCGCGTCGAATAACCTGGATGGCCGTGTTGGTTCCAGCAACATAGGCGTCCTCAAGGACGCAGACCGTCTTCCAACCTAACTTCTTATTGAACCTGATCGCAGCCACATTATTGCACGGGGTAATACCGATTACAAGGCCGAGGTTGCATGTGACGAATAGGTAGTGAAAAACTTCCCTTATGAAATGTCGTGTGAGATCTCCAGGTTTTCTAATCCAGAGATGAGTTTCACAGGAATTTGGGGTCCAGCGATCAAATCCTGCTGCGCAAACCACCATTCCGTCTACGACGCCTTTGATGCCACGGAAGTACGGCGTCGTGGAGAGTTTGAGAATTGCACGAAACTCGTCTTTATCTTTTTCATTAAACTTGGCGCATATCATTAGAAGAAGCCTTTTGTTGGCCTCACTGATAATTCGTAACCTGTGAGGGTTGTCTGCCCCTTTGTAGCACCTAAGCACCCGATTGTAAACCACTTTCCCATTCCCTGTCCACCTTGGATAGAGAATTGCGGCAGGGGCGCGCCCCCGCCTCCCCATATAGCGCTATCCCACAAGCCCGAGTCCCATCCTCCTGCGGTAGGTACGCCAACATATGACACAGAGCCCAGCGCCAAGGCGGTCAAATCAAAGTCGAATTGCGCAAATGTCTTGTAGGAAACCGGGGAAGTAGTGGTAAAGAAGGGTTCAATCAAATCAATAAATTTATTTCCTTGGATTTTTCCTTTCTGGAAAGCGCCGAGCATGCCAAAGTTGATAGCAACGCCTGGGGTGCCATTCAACATCTGATTATCAACATTGCCCGAGGCTTGGAGCACCCTGCCGCCGGAGTCGCCGAAATACAGATTTCCGTGCCAGAAAGCGGCGCACTGCATCTGTAACGTGTTAAAGATGCTCCAAGCCGAAGTAGCAAGATTGTAGCACCATTGTTTGTAGGTAGATCCCGCAACAATGGGCTCCAAAACCAGTAGCGAGTTCTGTGCAGGCCAAGGCACAAATTGAAATCCAAATAAAGCACTTAGTAACGTAAAATCCGCCGCCATTGCCGGAGCAATATTCTTGTCCAGATGCAGATTAGGATCTTCTGGATTTTGGTTGGAAAATAGTGATGAAATCTTAACTAGACCATAAGCACACAGAATTATGAGATCTCCGCCATAATTGGTGACAAAGCGCCTCCCTGCCGGAACATCACCAACATACCATTGTCCTGAAAGAGTCCAGGTGGCCGCATTGGAGGGGTTAATACCTTGATAGGCCAAGACATCACCGGCATCACCAATACCAATGAGGTAAGTGTATGTTCCATAGGCACTTCCGAAAGTAAAGATATTTAGATACTTGAGGTTGCCGCCGTGCGGGAATTTGTTCCCCCAGCCAAACGACACCATCTGACCCAAGAAACCACCGAACTGACCATACCAGGACAGTCCGGTGCCACCTTGCACGAAGTGTATGAAAGCTCCAAATACCCGAGGTTGAACGAAAGTTGCTGGGTTAACGCCAAAAATCTGCGAACCACTCATTATAACGATGTTAGCTGCCGCGAGGGTAGCGTTGCCGCTGAGCACCCAAGCTGTGCCAGAGCCAGATACAATATGAAGCCCAGTATCCGTCAATACGCCGCCAGCGTTTGTATAGAGTTCAGCACCAATTTGAATAACGCCAGAAAGTGTTGAATTAATAGTCAGTGCCGTGGTGCCAGTCGCAGTCCCTGTGCCACTGAAAGCCTGAGTGATTTGGGTCCACGTGGTAGTAGAACAATCAAACGTGTAGTACCCATTTACCTCATCGCAAACAAGGAGTGTTACATCCCCATTAGCGTTGACTGAAAAATCGTATTCGCAGTACCCAGCATTGCCACTTTGAGTGCCAAATGTGACGACCTGGGTGGGGACACTGGTAGAACTCGAAACATCCCAAATTCCGGTGAGTGTACAGGCGAATAAGTGATCCTGTGCCCCGGCAGTACCAGCTCCACGAACTGGTATAAGTGTGCGAACGCCACCCGTGCCCGTGTTGTTGATCGCCCACTCGGTGTATCCCGGACGTACAGTTGGTCCGCCCTGAGAAAAAATGACATTGAGGGCATAGAGTGCCTCTGTTGGGCGCATTTCCATGAATCCAGTGACGGCATTGATACCCTCCATAGGAGCAGGGAGAGTTTCGAATTGAGCGAAGCCTGCCCCTGGCTGGGGCGCAGGCATCATTGGTAACTTCCACCAGCCGGAGGCTGTCCACCGAAGCCAGTATCTGGTGAGTTGAATCCAGTGATGAAAGGGAAACGCGCGTCGCGCGCCAATTCGAGTTCTGGCGCTGCCCCGTCGGCTGCTGCCATCGCCATATCCATAGCAACACGGAATTCTTCCTTAGCTGCGGTCACATCGTGGCCCAGAGAGGCCAGATACCGCAGCTTTAGGAAGGTCATCACGGCCATCCAATCAAAATTGATAGTATCACTACCTTGGGTCGGGGCAGCCTTGCCAGTATTTGTCAAACCATCCGTACACCAGAAATTAGACTTATAGACAAAAGTAACGCCTATACCGATCGGCGGGGGCTGGGGCCAGAGCCAAATTTGGTTGTTTTCGATGCGGAACGCAACATAGATTCCAGTTGTTGGGTAATTGACAACTCGTTGCCACATCTGGGCTGAATAGGGACCACGCAAGGGCCAGAAATAAGACTTTTGCCATCCTGTTTGATCAGTAAGGGCGTAGAAATCACTTGGTAGTGGGTAGACACCTGTGTCACCTGCTTGAGTTGTGAGGTTGTACACTACCTGTAGATGCTGCCACTCGTGCATTCCCTTCAAAAGGTTGCACGTGGAAGTAAGCAAAGCGCAAAGCCGATTTGTTATCGGGGTGCCCTGTTGGAAAGGGTCTGCCGTACCGAGATTTAATCCAATTTCCAGCGCTGTCTGCTGCAGAATGAACTGGGCAGTCGCAAATGCAGCTTCAGGAACTACAAGCTCAGGCATCTACATCCTCAGCTTCCTCAACTTTCTTTTTTCCTTTCTTTTTCTGCATTTCAGCAATCTGCTCTTGCATCATTTGCATCTGAGCGCGCATTGCGTTCATTTCTTCATCTTTAGCTGCCATCGCGGCTGCAAGCTGCATCGCAGGCTCTTCACCCTTACGCACAGCGAGCCACGCCTTAGCCTTTTCGCAGAGTTGGGTTATACCCATGAACTTCTGCTTAACAGTATCAGAGACGTTTGCCAACGCCTCAACCGTAGTGATCTTAAAGTACATCAACTCGTCGCACTGCGCACGAGAAATGGCGGGCCAGTCGACGAGTGGGAATCCAACTTGCTGCTCCTTCCCATTGAGGAAAGCCGCGTATTGCAGCGGAAAACGATCCTTGTCCTGATCACGAACTGGGCGGTGGACTACTGAAGTTTGGTCACCAGGCACCATAATAGTGATATAATCCCTCATAACAAACACGGGCCGCTGCTCGGCCCGTGTTTGAACGTCATCAAAGTGAGAAGCCTGCGCAAAGACGACATGCAGAAACTGGTCGCCCGCGTCTTTCAACTTGGGCATTGGGTTGACAGATCCTGTAAGGACGTCGATGTTTAAAGCTTCTACTCGTTCCATAAAGCACTCCGATTACGTTATCGCACCTTGAGCGTGCGGAGACTGAATGTTGAGAACGGCATTGGTTGCCGCAAGAGCAGGTTGAACCGTACCCGTGCCAGCGACAAATACCGCAGATCCGAAGTTTGCGGCCGCTGCCACCACGAATTGACTGGAAAGCATCTGCTTACTGGCGACGGCGGTGCTGGAAATGACTCCATTCGCCTGCCAGTAGGCCGGACTACCTACCACATCGGTTCCGTTGGTGACCACAAACGCATTACCTTGAATCTGGAACCAACCAAACTGGTTCTGGGCCAAGGCAGTCATCGCGACACCGAGGGCCTTACCACTATTCGCCGTACCCTGCCACAATTGGAATGAGGTAATCAGAATAATGGAATTGCCGTTGGTAAACAGAGTCTGCGTGCCTTCGCACACATTTCCCTGTACACAACCAGTCGCGTTAGACCACTGCCCGTAAACGAACTCACCAATGCCCAGGGATACATCTTCTCCCTGCACGTACATGCCTGAAGGTTCGAGGCCCTGCAAATACGCAGGATTCGCGCCAATGGTGTACGCTGATTGAAGTTGCTGCGCTGCCATCGTGCTGTCCGAAGCAACCCATGCTGGAGCAAAAGCCACCGCAGTCAGCATTCCGGCCTCGTGATGGCCGAAGAACACTAAACTGAGCGCTAGCGCCGCGAGAGCAATACTGAATAGAATCTTCATGACTGCTCCTTATGGGCTGATCGAACGGCCGCAGAACTGCGGTCCCGCCGATGTGATGTTACCCGCCCAAGCCAAAATCTGCACAACGGCATCTTGATTGATGGCGTAGCGCTTTTCCGGGCTAAGAGGGACCATGTTGCGAGCAGCATGCGGACGCCAGTAGAAGAAGTCCGTGTTAATCCAATAACACGTCTTGAAAGTGGCGAACCCGCCGATGCCGCCGTCCAGAACACAGTCTGTGTTCATGTACTTCGCCGTCGGGAAGCCAAGATCACCTTCTTCAGCACCGGTGAACCGCTGAATAAGCTGCAAAGAGGCCATGTAAATCTGCCACCAGAAGGAATCCATGATGGCAAGGTGCGGGTGATCCTTACCGCGCACCAAAAGCGACCACATGGCATTCATTTCAGTCTGGACCGTTGCAGTGGTGATAGTTGCACCCGCTGTACGGACCTGGGACGACCAAAAAGGCCATGTCGCGCGGTTGATGTTGCCATACGTTCCCGTTGATGGCACAATCGGAACCGCGATGTCCAAACCGCCGATCTGCTTGCCCGAATTGCCGGTACCGTCGCTGTACGCACCCTGCGCGAGCAGATTGTACATTGAAGCTTCAGCTACCTTCATACGGCCATCAACCAGATCGATAATCTTCTCTTTACCTGCATTCTGAAGCAGTTCCAGGCCCGATACCGTCACAGGACAAGCAGCTTGCTTGATCTGATAGGCAGCGGCGCTGATGACATCAGCAGCGGAGGTTGGGAGAGGATCGTAGCCCGAATACCAGTTGGCGTTCGGGTTGGCTTGGAACGAGATTTCCTCAAAAATCTGCGTTCCGCCACTAAATTCGCGCGTATGGCCTTTCTTTTCCAAATGGCGAAGAAACGCGTTGTTCTTAGTGACGTTGTCGCGGATCTCGCCTTGACGATACTCAATCGTCGTGGCGACAAGATCTGTGACGTTTGGAAATGACAAATTAGTCTCCTAAAGTTCAGTCGAATACAAAGATTCTACTTAAACTTGGGGAGGCTTCCACGGAGGGTGAGCATCCTAGTTCTTTCGCACAGCAGTCACTATACGCGGGCACAAATAAGAGTGCAAGGCTCACGTAGTAGCGCTCAAATCATCCCATGCTTGCGAAACTGATGCCCGAATCCCCTTTGGCGATGCTCCTCCACCTCTGCTAACATTGGCTGGGGTGCCCTGCCCCTGAGAGGATGCCGCTCGGCGGGCACGCTCAACATTCCCTTTCCCCGCTTTGGCTCTTTCAACTGCTTGCTTCTTAGCAACCAGCTTGGAAATCTCGGGATGAGCGCTTGCTGCGCGATCATAGGCCTCTTGAATTGACATGAGGCGTCCGCGATTGGCTGCCATATCCAAAAGATCAGCCATATCTTCGCGCAAATCTTCATAGTATTCATTTTTCGGATCCGCTGCAAATTCCTCGGCAGTTTGTGATGCCTGTGTCTGCATCTGCTCTTCCTGCTGTTTCTGAGCACGAGTTTGAGCAGTAATAACTGGATGATTCTGTAACCTTGCATCGATAGCACGCTGCAAAGCAGCTTCATCTAACTGCCCAGTATTCTCCTTTGGCTTTTGCCCTGCCAACATCTTATCAAGTGTGGGAATATCCACGCCATAAGTCCGAATGATATTGGCAATCGTACCAGCTTTCTGTACTGAGGTACCAGTTTGTAGAGTGGCCGCAGTCGACATCAAATTTTGAACTGCCTTGAGCGGATGAACACCCGAACCAGCAATCAACGCCTCAAATGGGCGAATAACTTGCGAAAATTCACTGTTAAACTTACGAGCGGCGGCGGATTCGCTCAACGCCCTGCCTGTCTCTGATTCTCTGCGCAGTATTTCCTGTTGCATTTCCGCGGGCAATTTCGTAAATTGCTCACGCATCGCTGGCTTCCAGCTTTGCGGAGCTTTCGATACCACGGCCGCAGCGGCGGGGGCGTTAGGATCCGGTTTTGCTACCGCTGGGGATTTGGCCGCTGCAGGTAATGGCCCTGCTTTTTTCTCAGGTTTTAATTTGGAAGGGGTTTGAACTGGTTCTTCAACCACCACAGGTTCGTCATCATTTGCCCCTTCCCCTTCGATAACTTGAGTAGAGTAAGGATTGGGCTTTTTGGCTGATGGCGCGTCCGGTATGATGGTATCGTCCACAATTGGACGTAAGCTGGTATCCGTTTCCACGGTACCCGATTCATGATCGTCAAACGCTTGTTCCAACGCCTCTCTTATTGAACCCGCCATAAAAACTCCTTATCTCATTCGTCGATTGCGATTTCGCTCTTCTAAAGTGTTGAATGCCCTTACGACTGATTGTAATCGCCTTGGGTCCTTATCCTGACCACTGAAAAGCGCTTCGCGCTTTTTCTGAAAATTCGCCCAGTGATTGGTAAAATCACTAGGATTGGTAACCCCCAGTTCCTTGTTGTGTGCTCGGAGTCCTGCCCTACCATTGATGACACGTCCATCTACGCTTGAAACAAAGTCAGGCAAATCCGGCATAATGTCCGGCGCAGTGCGCTCGCGTCTTATTTCGCCCTTGACAACCATCTCCTTGGTTTCTGGATCGTAAACGTAGATTGTCCTCATTGTGGCGCTCCGTCAGCACCATTCTGGTCAAGACGCAAAGATTGCGCCTCACGCGCAGCAGTTTCACGGTCAATGGTGGCCTGGGCCTGCTTGGTAATCATATCTGCATGAGCGCCAGCAATCGCAGTCTGGCCCTCCACCTGCGCAGTTTGTTGATCAGCCCTTGCTTTAGTCACATGAGCATGTGTCTCTGCCTGGACGCGCTGCAAATTGGCATTCATTTCTGCCATCTTAGCACGGAATTCGGTTTGCAATTCCGTCATCTCCAATTGATGCTTCTGTTGTTGTTCTTGACTCTTTTGCTGCCCCTGCTGTTGCATCAATTCTAGCTTGGCTTGATGATTCTGCTGGTCCTGCTGCATCTCCATCTTGATTTTTTCGAGTTCTGGATTCGGTTGCTGCTGGCCCTGCCCCTGCTTCGCCTGGGTTTCCATCGCGGCCATAGCGCGATCGATAACGCCTTCGATCTGCTTGGAGCCTTTGAAGCCAGCCAAGCCCCATTTCAGCAATTCCATCAAGATGGGGGTCGCGGCTGGGAATTTCTCCGCAATAGGAAATGAGCTCTGCAAGAATATGCCCAAAGAGTTTATATATTCGGTTCTTTCTTGTTTTAGCTGCGCGTAGTCGACCATAGCCATCGACTCGGGTTGAATTTGTATTCGCCATTTTGCTTGGTCCGAGTCTTTAAGAAACTCCGCAGCCTGCATCACTAAATCTGGTGTATCCGTGCCGTCAGCAGTATTCATCATATTGCTGTTTTCAATCATGGTCTGCACATCGAAGTGCTTACACATGATTTCGAATCTTATTTTCTGTAGATCGGTAGCGAAGCGAGTGAACTCGTCCTGTATAGACTGAATGCGCACCGACGCAAACTTAACCTTAATCTGCTGCTCCGTGGCGCTTGCAGGCTTATCGCCAGCCGCTTGGCCACGCATGATATCAGCCATGCCAGTGATCTGGTAAAGTTGCTCAACGCGAGCTTGTTGCTGATTTTGGAGGATTGTAATGACACTAGCGATATCCTCAATTGGCAAAAATTCTATGGAGCCCTTAATGCCGCCGCGTTCTTGAAATGCAGCCCACGCATCAACTGGAATCAATTTATTTTCAGCAGTCTCATTAACAAGGCGACCAACATCCTGTCCAGCCTTTTTGTCGTACACACCCGCGACTCGGACGGCCATAGTAAGAAGTGCAATGCGCTCTTCAAGGCGATCAATTTCGCGATATAGCGAAGCTGCGAAAGTGTAGTCATTCTTGGGAACGTACTCCATCGTCGTAACGTTGGCGATGAAGAATGGGGGCGCTGGGTAGAATCCTTCGAGTTCAAGTGGATCCTCCACTGATTTCAGAATGCGCTGGTAGCCCTCAACCCACCAGAAAACGGTCTTGGAGGTCTTATCCCAGATTTCCCAGATTTCGCACTTGTCCCACGTTTCGCTAGTTTTCTGGGTGGCGTTTTCAAGCGGTGCCTTCGAGTTGTAGTCAAGTTCATCCGTGATTTTTTCGCCGTCTTTAACGTCCTTGAGGAATTCTTTGACTTCTTTCTTATCTTTGTAGATTCGGAAAGCAAGCCATCGCATTTCAGACCAGTACCGACATGGAGACCACATAACATCTTGCCAAGGCACATACACGTCGTCGATCCACTCATCGGTTTTAGATTCAGCTTTAACGTCGGTATCTTCGACTGTTTCCTCAGCGACATCACATGAATACCGGACGCGAGCAACTCCGACACCCGGAATGAGCCTATCCTGTAGCGTTCCGCGAAGGACTGAAGAGAAGTCATTTCCAGCCGCTTCGATGTCTCCGTTGAGAAGTCGGGATGCCATTTCAGCAGCGATTCTTGCCACCTGGTCCTCGGGGTCAGCCCATCGTCTGTCAACAGAGACCTGCGGGACTTTCCCATAAAGCATGCTCATCATAGTGTTGATGTTGGCGCTGAACAAATTCAGGTTGTACCCCGGCGATTCAGGATCGGTAGTTTTCATGTCCCGACCGAGATACTTACTGACAGCTACCTTGCCAGATTCTCGCCACTTGCGGTGGAACTCCTTGGCTTGACCAAACTCGCAGGACCAACGTTCAGCCCAGCCCTTCGGCGTATTGGCGAACTTATCCTTGCCCTCTTTCTGGTCCTTACCTTCCTTGGCAGCACCATCATCTTTCTTTTTCTTGGAGGCCACTTAGTTGCCTCCGCCGCCTCGTTGCGCGTAGACCGTTCCGGTGCCCCCTATTCCCCAAACGTTAATGTCAGTAGTGCCAATAGGGATGGAAACCACCTTATCTTCATTAGCATTTAGGATGTAGCCCGTAGCAGAACCCACAGCTCCGCCCGCGACCTGTGCAAAAGTGATTGAAACAGGAAACGCGGCTAAGTTCACTAGCCTACAGCTATCCCCACCCGCTCCGGGCAGAGTAGTGGATCCCAATCCCGATCCACTGGGGTACACCAAGGCGACCGATGCCCCTAAGGGCGAAAATGGCGCTGGATTATTGCTCACGAATTCATCCTCCGTCGACGTTTTTGCCGGGACTCGTATTCTTGGAACAAGTCCTCAAGGCATATGGGCTCTTCGTGGAGCTCAGTCGCCGGAGGTGGCTCGATGACTTTGGGTAATATACGCTCCTTAACCACGAGTGACAAGTATCTGAACGCGTCAGAACCATGTGACGACCAATCATGGATAGGATCGTTACTTAAAATCTTCTTTTTCTCATCCCACTTTCTCTTGTACGCCCTAAGAGCTTCAATCCCAGGCATGCAACGAGGGTTGAACCAGCAGAACGGGAGTATCGACCGCGCTGCATCAATGCCATGCTGACGTGAGAGGTTGGGTGTGATGTCAATTGGAAACTTAGCATGCAGAAACTGTTCGACAGTCGACCGCTCCGTGGCAAGGGTCTTGGCTTTTGCATCATGCGGAAGCCAAATCTTCTCGTATTCGTAACCCTTAGCCCTAAGCATGTCAAAGTAGAAGGAGAGATGCTCACTATCATGCTCCTCATAATCAATAATCTTAATACCAGTAGGCGTTGTCTGCCAGAACCAGTAAGCACTTGAGTCCGTGTAGCCCAAATCCGCTGCTGCTGATACTGGGAACTCGGGATCGTACTCAACCAAATCGGTGATTTGGTGATTCTGCTCCAACGCTGTGATCAGTTTGGAAAAATACTCTCCCTTAACCATCGCGTCGAACGAGCACTCGTATTCTCGTTCATATTTATCATCATCTTGCATCTCCAACTTCTGCGTTGCGAGTTCTTCTTGCGAAAGTATGCCGCTCTCACTAGCCCGCAGGAGGTACGTATACCATCGGTCTGGCGCAGCACTGCCCGACATATACTGAGAATAGAAGTGATTCTTACCTTCGGGCGTACCAATGAAAACTATCCACCCTTTCCTGTCAGCAATCGTCGGTAGAATGATTTGAGTGTAAATGATGGGGTTCATCTGTCCATATTCATCGAAGACAACTCCATCGAAGTACAGTCCTCGGAAACTGTCAGGATTATCTGCACCGTAGACTGAGATTCTGGCCCCGTTATGCTTAAACTCAACGTACAGTTCGGATTCAGATATCTTGCTAGTAAGTCCTTGACTATAGTGCTTAAGGTAGTCCCAAGCGATGCCCTTAGCTTGATTTCGGAGGGGGGCGATGTAGGCATATCGGGGTCTCTCTCGTTTGTTGTAAGCTGCTTTCGCAATGAGATCATTCACACAAGCGACAGTCTTACCCGCTCTGCGGTGGATGACCATCGCGCTAAAGCGTTTATCGCGTTGATGAAAGGCGTTGAACTGGCGTCGCGGTCGGTACGGCGACCGAATAACCTGTGCTTCTGGGTCTACATACTCACTTCCGATCATGCGCCATACAGCCCAAACGTTTTCAAATCCGTTATAATCTTGGCCACTGCTGCTCCAAGGGTGGCCAAAGTCGCTGCGCCACCTGCGAAATTATTCTGAATTGATGCTCCCGTAGGCGTTCCCCATCCAGTAATCTGCGCAGCAGGGGATGCGCCCAAAAATCCTATGCTTGGAGTAGTCCTCCACTGAAGGGCGGTTCCGCCAAGCTGTCCGCTTCCGTCACCATTAATGACTAAATAAATTTCTGACGCTGCTGCATTCCTCACATACAACGCAGTATCGGTGGAGTTCGTACCCGCAGTGATTATTGGCCCAAATGAATTACCGGCAGAGTTAGGAGATGTAAAATTCGCAACATAGTTGCCAGAAAAAGCATTCACTACCAGCGCCGTCCCGGCCGCAGCAGGCGCTATGATTACCTGTCCGGTGAATGTATTTGCCCCTTGCCACGTCTGGCTAGAAATAAGCTGTCCAGCTCCAGTGATTTTAGGACCGTCGGTTGCTAGCTGAGCTTGAGTAGCCTGTAGCGACTGACCGACGTAGTAGTTAGACGTGCTTACGGCGGATGGCATGCGCGAGCTTGTGCTGCTTGGCGATCGAGTAAGCCACCGCAGCCCTCTGCGCTTGGTCAGGGAATGACTGCCTCGCCTCAGGAGATCCCATGTACCGCCCGACAAAGTTCTGCGTTGTCTCACCTGGGTTCGGCGTCGGCATGACTATTTCTTTTGCTTGACCGGCACCCGAGCAGGCAACACTTTCGCAATGGGTATAGCAGACGGCCCAGGCGCCACTTGTGGTCGCGTCTTGCTATGATCAATCGGTACGAATTTTTCTGTCATCGTATCATCCCCGGGACTTTGGTCCCTGGAAACGTAGGGGCAGCGACTGGATGGCCTCCAGCGGTACCGCCACGAAGGGCGTTCGAAAGAATCCGCTGTTTAATAAGTCCCAGTGAGTCCTGTGCCCTCTGTCCCATCGACCCTGCTGGAGCGCTGCCTCGGGCCACTCCTGGGGTGAGCGATGGGATGTGAGGGGCCATCCCGGTAGGTGGCATCAAGCCCGGTTCGTGAACCGCTGCGGGGCCTCCCAAACCGTTCCCTACGCGCGCGGGCCTGGGCGCGTTAATAGATAAGGTGCGGCCCGCCTTCGGTGCTCCCATCATTTAGTAAGCCCTCCCCATTGGTCTCTGCTGTGAGAAACCCTGGCTAATCGGTTGGAGTCCGCCCTGCCTCCCGCGTAGCGCGTTCGCGAGGGCCATCTGCTGACCCATTGCTGGTGAGCCGTTGAGCGGAGCGGCTTGCCCTCCACCTGCCGCGTTCGGAGGGGGCATCCCCATACCTCCTGTAGCCATCGCTGGCGGTGCTCCTTGCGGCGGCATCCCTGGACGCGCCATCGGCATCTGTGGTTGTGGCTGGGGTGCCGCTCCCATTGGCTGGGCAGGCTGCTGCGGCATTGGGGGTCTAGCTACTGGATTCGGTACCATTTGGTTGAACATCTGTTGCCTCTACGTCGATTGGTTGTGGAGGCGGTTCGTCCAACTTGGATGGAGGGATGGCCGCTTGGTAGATAATATTCAGTGATCCCGCGTTCACCTGGATGGCAGATGCTTGCGGGAGCAGTTTCGTGAATAGTTTGGTGAAAAAATAACCAGGATGTTCGTTGGCCCAATGGGCGAGTCTAGCATCGCCACCGATTGCATGAAAGGCAGCAACGATTGATTTTGCCTGCTCATCTCTATTGAATGCCTTGGGCTTCCGAATGATAAGACGTCCGCCCAGGACTGTATCCTCATTCCATAGGCCGTCGAGGTACAGCGGAGCGGGGGGTCCAATGCCTTCATCCATGGGTGATCAGTATACTGTCCCTGTGGCGGAAAAGCAAGTGTTGAGAATATGATTCATAGTGTTGATTCATAGTGAAAAAACTGAAAAATTAGATACCTGGTAGGAACTTGATTCTTAGTGTAAAATCGAAAAAGTTAGAGTCCTGGTAGGAGGTTACTGTGCGGGTCTTGTGATTGTAAAGGCCCTCCAGGGGGTCATCTTTAGCATAATCCATAGTGCAGTGCAGCAATCGTCAGGCATAAAAATGCCGCGACGCATCACTGCGTCGCGGCACTAGCTGCGTTATGTTACGCGACTACAGCCTGCAAGATGCGCAACCGCTTGACCGCGTAGCTGTAGAACCCTTTGTGCTGCATGGCAACACAAACTTCCATTGCCTGCGCGGCAGTGATGGTTCCACCCAGTTCCGCCGCCTTGGCTGCCAGGGCCGCATGTGTCGCAGCATTACCCCGCTCGCCGTACTTAAGACCGGTCAGCGGCCGCTTGGGCGCAATGACCGTAAATACAGTGGATGGTTGCTGCGGCGCAGTAGTTTCCGTGGTTTGCGGCGCTGCGACAATAGCCTTGTTTGACTTTTTACCCATGTTTGCTATTTCCTGTTAAAGCGTGGCTGTATTGCCACGATTGCTATTATATAGGATTGCACCCAGGGCGCAAGGGTTTTCTTAACATATTTAGGTTAAGATTTCTTAACACTAGCTTAATGTTTTCTTGCCTTGTTGTCACGATACTTACATACAGGCATATATCATATATCTATCTTGGTCTATCGCAGTGCATCATTTTTGAGCCCGGGAACGTTAACAGAACGTTAACGCGACGGTCTGAGACCTTCTGAGGGTGTGGAGATAGGTAGCAGTCAAAACCCTGAGCCTATGTACGTGTCAGGCAAATTTAAGGTTTTTGGAAGTGTATGATGCCTAAACAATCTAAAAATACCCCTGGTAGCAGTCAGGTGCAGCCAGTTGCAGCCAACTTATGGAGATGTAAAAACCAGCAAATGCACCCAGTAGCAGTGTTTAAAATTTTGACTACACTGATTGCAACTGACTACACCGAAGGCCGCTGAAGCAATTTTGGCTACACCCTGACTACACCGTCTTTGGCGCAGCCTGCAACCGTTCCAGCAATGCATCAGTAAATACGATAGCTAGATCTGCATAAGTATCTACGGCTATGCCTGCTTCTGCATGCATCCTATCATCCATTAACGTAACCACTCCGTTTGCTCCCCAGCGGCCACACGACGGGCATATTCCTTTGGCCAGCGCTTTTTGTCAAACTTAGCACGTTTTGATGGTTCCTCGTTTAAGGCTGCCACGATTATATTGACTACCCATCCCAAGACTACCAGTAATGCGATTGAATGAAACATATGAATTACCTCATAGCTGCACTAGCAGCGATTATACAACCATCTACGGCCGACGCGGCAGGAAATACTCCCACTCATTTTCAGGTTTTGTGATTTGATGAAATATGACCGCCGTGCGGTCGCCATTCCACCGCCCCACCACAAGACCTGAGCATTCGTTACATACCTGAGTCGGGTTGCGCGTCCACTTGCCGCAAACTCTGCAACGCGTACAATTGGCATTGCTGAGCTTATGCGGAGCGCCTATTCTGCGCAGGTTCACGTCAGTATAATAGTTCATTTTGTAGGCACCTTCGCAAGTTTGAATGGGTCTAACCATCCAACACGACTACGCTCTTTTTCCTCGTTGTACAACTGCTTGGCGACGTTGCGCTCACGCGCAGATTCTTCCTGAGCAGTACGCATCATATAGCGCTCTACATTGCTGGGATCCTGTAAGTTTTCCATGTACTTGCGGGACTTTACCTGGCGGAGCAAATCCTCCAACTCGCCGGGCCTGAACACTATTTCATCAGTATTTATATCATACCGCTCGCGACCAGCCCGCTGTAGAAACTTCCAACTTTGGTCTGAGTAGGCGTAGCGACGGCAAAGTTCGTCGAACTCAATACGCGTCATACGAGTTGGGGGCTGGGATGCCTTTCCATACAGCTCCTGGAGCATTTGGGCATCCATCATTTTCTTACTCATAGCCATAGCTTCTTTTTGGATATCTTTAAAGATATCAATACTGCCAATTTCATCCATGAAAACTCCAAGCCCTACTTTCTGCTTTTTCTCAGTTTTTGGCTTTACTGCCTTGGCAAGGTCTTTTTCAGATATCTGATCAATAACCACAGTATTTCTACGCTTTTTGGACTTAGCTGCCAGCTTGTCTCCAGCAATGGATCGGAGTACGCCTTTGGTCTGAAGCTTAATCCTTTTGACTTGCTGTGCTTCATCATAGTCCTCTGGTCCAGGCAAGACGCTTCGCTCAATGTTAACAATGCTAGCGTGAGCCCTGAGCAGTCCTTCACGTACCTGCGCAATCATTTCGGCAGTTACCTCTGACACAAGGATTTGCATCAACTGCGAGGCAATGTATCGGATACCTTCTGTGACTTCATCTGAAGCCTCGTCAGCCCAGTCGTAGCACAACCCGCAGCCGACGTTGCCGCAGAACACACCTGGATCCCGTAGGGGATTGGCGACTACCCATGTCATATCAATGCACCTTTTTCTTGCGCGGATCGTCAGTTACGCCGATATCCCACGGTTTGGGGACATCTTTCCAGTCCACCATTTTGTCGTCATCCATATCGTCGACAATTGGGCGCAAGTGCTCAGCAGGGACGCAGCACTTACCCCAATCGAAGCCAACGCGATGCAAGTCATAGGCTTCTATCCTACCGAGGAATTTGGCAGTGAAAACTTCTTGCATTTCTGGGGTGCGCTGACAATCGCAGTGCTTCAGCACCGTTCCGATTTGACCTGCGCGTAGCCCGCCTGATAAAATGGTGATCACAACGGGTATATCGCCAACGACGACAACCTTAGTTCCTGGTTTGTACTTCACGAACAACCTCCCATCCGTATTCCCAGCCAAGAAACGGCATCCCAAGCTCCCCCATCCTGCGTTGACGATTACCTTTAACATCTACCGTGTAAGGATCTTTCGACGAATGCGGGTTTGGTACGGTGAAATGCGAAGTATTGCAGTAATGACGCAACACGGGATGGCGCGTGCCTTCCACGTTTACGAAAGTGATTACCTGGCAAATTCTTGAACCGTAGCCCTGCGAGCGAATAAGCGAACCTTTTATCATTCGCTGCTTGACGCCCATCTTGGTGAATTTGCGGCCGCTGCGGGATTTAGTAGCCACGTGGTCCCCTCCCCGGTGCTTTAGCGAAGTATTTGACCAACTTCGTGCCCGCGTAGGCTGCGCGGACCTTTTCTACGTTCCGCTGGTTCTTGCTTTGATGCTTCAGGGCTGCGTTTCTGAAATAGTCGAGTATTGACACGTCGTTCCTCCCACATTGCGCCGAGCACGGTCGCAATGATACAGCAATTGGTTAGGATCAGCCAGTAGCAGGTGGTTTCGCTCACGGCTGCACGGGAGGATATTTCTCCCTGTCCGAGTACTTGATACAGTGGTTGCAGTTGCCACGATTGGCGCGCTTAGCCTCATTAATCGTTTTGTAGTGGCTGGTCAGTCCATTGGCGTGGAAAATCACATGCCCGTTAATCAAACGCGCTGGGTACTTAATCATGACGGCATCACCAGTTCTTGCGTGCGTATGGCTGCCATTTCAACCGTGCGCAGGCCTTTGTCGGCAACGTACGGACCGTGCCCGTTGAGCGTAGGGGCTCCCGCAAACAGCCTCACAACGTGGTGCTCGCTGCCAACGGGGTTGATGTATTGGGCTTCATTGTCAACGCCGTCAAGGGTAACAATGACTCGGGTACCTTTCTTCATTTTCTTACTCCTGTTAGGTGTGGGAATAGCCCACTACTGTATTGTGCCAGTATCGGGGGGCGGAGTATAGTATAATTGAGGCATTCCATTATTCTTATATTTTCTTTTTTCGTACCCTAGCCCAAGCAGAATAGCAGATGCTTCTCGTAATTGCGGATCACCTTGCCGCATTGGCAATTCCATCCATTTAAACAATTGGCTCATTGTAAATCTAAATTGTCCTTGAATAATATTGTTGGCCTGTTTGGCCATTTTATTCGCAGCAATTACTGAAAGCATATGCTCCTTAAAGATATTAGGAACTTCAAAGTTTTCAGCATTTTCAGATGCGCCCTTTACTTCCCACCAGTCAGTTCCTCCCATTTGATACCGCTGCCAAGCTTCAGCCCAAAGTTGGTCTCGGTTAGCTTCAAGCGCTTTAAAATCAAGAAGCCTAGGCACCTCCACAATAGCATAACGACGTTGACCGGTAGGATCACTTTGAAGAAAATCATGCTTATTGCCGCAACCATATAGAGTAAACCTCCGTGGGAAAACTTCAACAGACGCTCCATAAGGAGGTCTGAACATATCTTGAGTAGTCGTAATCATCGCTTTAAGGAGTGAAGTATCCTTACGTGTAAAAGAATCCAACTCGTCGAAACCGACGACGAGCGCGCTATGGAGTAAGAGATGTAAATCCTTATTATCATGATCCCCATAGAGGGTAGTGTTATTCCCTTTGAATAGAATACCGGGCATGCTGGTTTTCCCAGTGCCTTGTGGACCAATCGTGATAAATATCCAGTCAACCTTAGATCCGGGCTTATCCATTCTAGCACAGGACGATATAAGCCACTTAGACCCAACTTCGCGAGTAAATTGGTCATTTTTGACGCCCCAATGGTCTATCAGCCATGTATCTAGTCTTGGAGTCTGATCCCACATTAAGTTTTTGACATAATCCAACATCGGACTACGTTCATTTTCCTTTGCAAGACTTCGCATACAAAGTTGAATAGTCTTACTACTGACCTTTTCCATACCGAAATTGTGCTGCATGTGATTAGCTACATCCATTTCAGTGCGATCGGGCTCGGCCGGTTCGTCGCCAAACATCACGCGGTTATTGTCGCGATTAAGCCAAAGAGGTGGGAATGCAGGATGATTACGCATCAAACGCATGATGTTTGATGTATGCTGGTGAATTATAGCCTTGCCTTTAGAATCAGTCCTAAAGGCTAGATTGTACTTAGTTGCGAGAGATTGGGGAGTCTGGACAAGGTCGTTGGGATCCAAGGATGGAATAGCCATGACGTGCTGTTTGGCGTCTGATCCCCAGGCAACAATAAGGTCGTCAATCTTACCCGGAGGATTAAGCAGCGAAATGGTGAATCCACACTGCGACAGGGCATGTGCGAACGTACCATATGCTCTACAGACATCATATCGGAATATATCTCCGTCTGGGATAATGACCACGTCCTTAACACTTCTTCGGTTAAGGTATTCAAGAATCCATGGGTGCGGACCGCCTGTTCCATTGGGATTGCCCCACATCGTGCATCCAGCAATACCGAATGCTGGGAGGCCCAGATTTTTAATGACGGAAACTGTTTTCTTTTCTCCCTCACAAACGTAGATCGTATCCCCCGTAATCTCTTGGCAAGGGTAGAGGTACGGAAGGAAGCTGGGGAGTCCGTAAGCAGATAGCTCCTCACTAGATGGCTGTGTGTAGCGCTGCTCTTTACTAAAAGGGGGATACTTGAGCTTAATGCGGTACATGGTGTTGAAGTTATCGGCGTCACGTAAAACGTCTCCATTAAGATCAAAATAGGGGATATGATAGCCAGCCAGCGCGCGCTCAGGTAACTTCATATTATCCACGGCATAGCCATAGATATCATCAAAACTGATGCCTGACTTGGCCAGGTCATCGTCGGCAAATTCCCTATTGAATTTAGTGGATGGTGTGCCTATGAAATCGGAGTTGACAACTCTTCTGACCCGATAGGGTCTGAATGCGACAACGGACATTTATTTCTTATTCCTGTTACAGAGAGGTTATGGGCGGCCCTGGTGGGGTAATATAGCGCCTGCAAAACTTCGTAACTGTAAGAATTACAGCACATTATGTAATTTAATGTTCATAATAGCGGTTTCGCTATTGTAAATCATTTTAGACGCGGGCACACTACTTAACGTGCATACCCGCACACTAAGGAGTAAGGATGGAGCAGAATAACCAACTGGATGTAGAGTCCGAAAACCCAATTGATTTGCAGCTTGTGGAAGACAAGCTACGCCTTGCCAAGAAGCAAATGATGTGGAATGCCAGTCGATCTGTGCTGGATTCATGCGTGCAAGCATTCTCCAAACTGGGGCTGGAATTGCACCTAGAAAACGACTACATCAACCTGTCTGTGACTGGTGATGCCAAGCGGCTTGGCGAAGTAGTGCGTATCTTGCGCATTGGTGGGTTCAACACGGCGGCTGTCAGACCGAAGGTTGGGGATACATCTTGGCACGCATTCTGGAAAAATGAACTGTGCCCAGTCAAGTTCTTCCTTAATTTCACCAGCAGTGTTTGTCGCCGTATTAAAGTCGGTACCAGGCTGGTAGAGGAAGACGTGTTCGAAACCAAGTGCGGCGACATAAGCAGCGAAATGCTGGAACAGGAACCAAAAGTGGTGGAATTTGACGACAGGGACGGTATAGCATGACTAAACGCACCACGGTTCCAAGGGCTTTGAGGAAGGTAGTGCAGAAATACTACCCACATGTTTCCCAAATAAAGGAAGCCAAGAAGGACATAACCATCGAAGTCACCAAGGCTGATTGCAAGCAGGGCTTTTCCAAAGCCCCCGATAGTTGCGCAATGGCCCTCTCGGCCAAACGAAGGTATGGGTACGATGGAGCTATAATATCTTTGCGCGTAGCCTATCTGATTAAGAAAGATGTAGCAACCAGGTATATCGTACCAGCCACGCTCAGAAAGGAATTGGTTACTTTCGATCTAAGAAAGCAATTTTCACCTGGGAAATTTACTTTAAAGGCTCCAAGTATTGCAGAACTCTTGGGTCCTAGACCTGTATCTAAGCACCCTAGGCCTGCTGCAATTCGCCAAGTTTTCCCAGATGTGAGAGTGTTATGAGCAACCACCCCAGTTACTTTATTGACGAACTTGCGGAAGAGTATCTCAACTTGCGCGCTGAGCGATTAGCGATTGACAAGCGCGCAGCGGATGCCAAGAAGCTTGAGGAAACTGCCAAGCAGAAACTTGAAAAACACATGCTTGACAGCGGCACTACCGATTACAAAGGCGAGCACCTGCGCGTGCATATGGAGCGGGAGTTCAAGCCCACCGCGACGGACTGGGGCCTTATCCAAAAGTTTGTCATCGACAACAATGCGTTTGATTTATTCCAAAAGCGTTTGACTGAAAGCGCTGTGAAGGGGCGCTGGGAGGACGGTATTTCAATTCCGGGTATTGAAAAATTCCCGGTGGACAAACTATCTATCACTAAGGCGTGAGTAATGAGCAATGAGTAATGAAGACACTGTTGAGAAGGGGAAACAAGTCGTCAATTGGGAAGAAGAGCTTGCCAAGGATGCCAAGCAGCAGGCAGAACGAGAGCGCCCAGCGCTCGCCGCCATCAGCCTGCGCGGTGGGATTATGATGTACGAAAAGGTACAAATCCCAGGAAACAAGTTGATTTGCATTATTGTCGCATCCATGATGCAGAGGCTGTACTATGACAAGCCGTTCGATCCTAATAAACCCGCCAGCCCTATCTGCTTTGCTTTCCACGATGGAGAAGATGGCGTGCCGTGGACTCCTCACGAAAAGGCACACGAAAAACAAGCCGAAACGTGCGCTCTCTGCCCGATGTCCGAGTGGGGCAGCGACATTAAAGGTGGTCGCGGTAAAGCCTGCAAGGAAGTTCGCAAACTTGCGCTTATCCCCGGTGCCGAGTCGAAGGAAATGGCCCTCCTGTCAGTGCCTGTCATGTCGGTTAAGAATTGGAGCAATTACGTCAACGGAGTGGCAGCTTCTGCTAAGCGGCCTCCTTGGGGAGTTCTCACTGAAATATCTGTTCACCCTGATGCAAGGAGCCAATTCGTCGTTAAATTCGATCTGGTTGACTTGCTTCCAGAATCTAAGTTGGCAGGGATATATAGCAAGATTGGACTGGCTAGGGAAGTCCTGACAACCCCGTACGACTACCAGAATCCGCAGGAGACAATGGGGAGTCGTCAGGATGGTCCTGAGAAAAAGAAGAAATACTAATTGAACAGGAGAAGCGTCGCAGTGCCAATCTGCGCGCAACTAGCGTCACGTGTTTGCCGAGCGTGCCTGATTCGGCTTTAGGGGATAAATTTGATTGAACCGATTACGATTGATTTTGAAACAGAAGCTATTGTTGGTAATCCTCTAGTCAACCCCCCGAAGCCGGTCGGCTGCGCGGTGTGGGTTCCAGGAGAGGAACCGGTGTACTACTCATGGGGCAGCCTGCATGGCGATAATAACATCACTTGGGCGCAATTTCATGCGTATTTGGAACGAATTAGGGATAGCGGGATGCCTCTGCTATTTCATAACGCTGGCTTTGATATTTCTGTCTGGAATGCTTCCTTTTGTAACGCTCGGGTGCTACAGCACTCCAATCAGTGGACACTAATCCATGATACTATGTACCTCATCTTTTTGGCCGACCCTTATTCTAACAATTTCTCTCTTAAGCCAAGTGCTGATCGCTTTTTGGGCATGCCGCCAAGCGAGCAGGATGCACTCACTGATTGGATCGTGGCAAACGTACCTGAATGCGGGTCTAGAAAGGAAGCGGGAGCTTATATTTGTCGCGCGCCAGTTAGTCTGGTCGGTCCCTACGCTATTGGCGATGTCGTCCGCACACGCAAGCTATTTGATTACCTCTATGCACAGATAGAAGAAAAGGATATGGTGGCTGCTTATGACCGAGAACGACGCCTTTTACCTATCCTTATGGGGGGTACTTGCAGAGGCATTCGTGTGGCTCGCGATTTGTTGGCTGGGCATCTTGAAGCTTATGAGTCTTGTGAAGCGATTGCAAGTGAGCGTCTCAGTAGCATCCTTGGCAGTAATGCCTTTGATAGTGATGACTGTCTTGCTGACGCTCTTGAACGTTGCGGTGCTGTTACCGAATGGGTTTTAACTCCTAAGTCTGGCAAGCGCAGTATGTCTAAGGACAACTTGCGAATTATCAGGCCAGACGTCAAGATTTTGCTTGACTACAAAAACCGATTAGACACCTGTATCCAGATGTTTATGCGCCCCTGGATGGAGTACAGCGCTGCCGATGGGCGTCTGCATCCTAATTGGAATCAAGTAAGGCAAAGTCGTGGCGATACTTTCTTCTCTAAAGGGGCCAGGACAGGGCGTCTATCAAGTGACAGTCCTAATTTTCAAAACGTCCCGACTGAATTTGTGGATAAGCAAGGCAATCCTTTACCCGTACCGGAGGGCCTATACCCGCTACCTCAATTGAGAGCTTACTGCTTACCCGAGGTGGGGCATGTGTGGCTCAAGCGGGATTTCTCGAGCCAAGAGATACGGATACTGGCTCATTTTGAGGATGGCTCACTTTGCGAGGCTTATCGAGCTGACCCCAGTCTAGATCCCCACCAAATGGCGAAAGAGCTTATAGCTCAAATGATAGGAATGGTGTATGCGCGTAAGGATATCAAAATCACCGGATTTTCAATTATCTACGGAACAGGAGGCCCGGGCCTTAGCGGACAACTTGGGTGTCCTGTCGAAGAGGCTCGCTCTATTAAGGCTGCATATCTTGATGCAATGCCCGGCGTTCGCGACCTTATGTGGGACGTACAGGCTAGAGGACGTCGCGGTGAGGCTATCCGAACTTGGGGAGGCCGACTTTATATTGCTGAGCCAGCTAAGATCATTGATGGTAAATGGCGGGACTTCGCGTACAAACTCCTCAACTACCTTATTCAAGGCAGCGCAGCCGACCAAACGAAAGAAAGCATCTGTGATTGGGAAGACGCGCGTAGCTGGGAAGCAATCTTCCTCGCAACCGTCCACGACGAAATCAATATCAGTGCGCCGCGCGAAGCAGCTAATGAACATATGCGGATTTTGCAACGAACCATGGACGCGGACCGCTTCGACGTCCCCATGCGCAGCGAGGGTTTTGTTGGAGAAAACTGGGCGGAATTGAAGGAGTGGGATGATGAAACAGAGCGACCTAAGGATCATGCTGGTTAAAGTTGGGATTATCTGGCAATGGTCGGCGAACATGGCCCAGTGCTTGGGGAGCTCCAAGTATTGGATGAAAATGGCACTTGGTATAGCGTCGGCATTGTGGCTGATGAAATTAAAAGGATTGTATCATGAAATTTAGGCTCAAAATGGTGCCCATAGAAACTATGGAAACTGGAAAGATTTACCTGAATGCGCTCAACTGCGCGGGGAAAACTGATAAAGAACTTAGCGTAGTTCAAGGACCATGCGTGTTAGAAATCAGCACATCCACTTATGGTAAAGATGATGATTGGAAGCCTGTAGAGTTCTCTGAGTGAGAACTCACTATGTTGTGGGTGATCCAGCAATACTTCAAATAACCCCAGGAATTTGTCCCACATGCAAAGAAGGCGTACAGGTCATGTTTTACCTTAGTGATGACAATAATGAGCGCTGTTGGGTGAATATTCAAGGTAATTTTTTATCTTATGGTCACGATAAAGTGGTAAATTTCCATCAGCATCCACACCAAAGAAAATCAGGACTATTTGGTAGAGGAGGAAAAGATGACCTGGAGTCTTAACCGCTTAAAGACCTTCGAGACTTGCCATGCAAAGTTCAATTACCAGTATAACGTTGGACTCGAACGTGGTCCTGCGGGACCTGCCGCCCAGCGAGGAATTGATATTCACAAAGAGATTGAAAACTCTATTAAGGGAATCGCTCCAGAGCCCCATGCGGCCGGACACGTTAGTCAACATCTTGCTGCTCTTAAGCTCTCTGGATGCCCAGTCCATGCGGAATATAGCCTCAAACTTGATAGAGAGTGGAAAGCGGTCCTCAGTGGTGATTACTGGTATCATGGCGTTATAGATCTACTAGCCTTTCCGGAGCCTGGCCTCGCTCACATTCGCGATTGGAAAACCGGGAAAATATACCCCGATCACGATCAGCAGAAGGAACTGTACAGTTTGGCCGTGTTCTGTGCCTTTACTGAAATACAGCAGATCCAAACATTTTTCGATTATCTTGACTTGGGGAAAACCATCACGCGTACATACCATCCGCATATGGTCGCCCCCGCTAAAGAACGATGGACGGCCAGGGTAGCCCGCATGGAAGCTGCAACTGAATTTATGCCAATGCCAGGGTATGCGTGTCGGTGGTGCAACTACTCACAGTCTAAGGGTGGCCCATGCAGGTTCTGATAGGGTACAACAATCCACAATGCAGCGAATGTCTAAACCCATTGGTGCGGGAGTCGTACACTTGTAAGAACTTTGGCATTAATCTTGAAATTCCGTTTATAAGATTGGAAGTGAAAAAACATGCGAAACTTTTAGATGGAGGCGCTGACCATGGTTAAGCGGTTTCACGATCCTGGCGATTGGATGCAGTCACCGACCGGCGAATACGTGCTTGCGTCGGACTACGACAGGCTTCTGGATATCATGAAAGATACCTTGGAGCTTGCAACGCAATTCCTACGAGACCGCTCCGACGATGGAGTGACGGACAAGGACAACGAGGGACTGCTGCGCCAATGCGAAACCGTGCTTGAGTGGGCCGAAGCCGAGACACACTCGACGGCGGCTCCCCTGACCTTGTCGCCGGATGGAAAGCAAGTTGGGAGGTGGGTGCAAGGCTTCCCTGATGACTCACAGTCCGATGGAGGCGCTGAGTCATGAGAATGGGCCAACAGTGCAAATGGTCACAGACTGGCGAATGCGACACAGGGCGGTGCGATGAGATTGGGTTTTGCGCTCACGCACCTAGGTCTGAACGATTTCCAAAGCTGCCCGAAGGGATTTCAGATGCCGAGGCGGCTGCTATGCGGGCCGTCATCAAGGTTCTGGAAGACGAAAAGGCGGCACGCTCTCCTGCCAGCGGAGAAGGAAAGTGAATGCACCAGAACCGTTGACTGTTGCCGGGTTGCTTGAGCATAGCAGCAAGCTAGAGCGCAAACTGGCTCAGGCTCGTGAGCTTCTACATGAGGCGCGACAGTGGAAGTCCAAAGGCTATTACGTTATGCGCCAACGGATCGATGAGTTACTTGACGGAGATAAGCCATGAGCAAAGAGGATCGGGAAGCACAAATCGCGCAATTGAAGCGATTCTACGGCGTAGAACACCTATCGGACCTTGTGCTTGAGCAGGCGAAGCACGTCGAACGATTGCAATCGAAGCTGCCGCCAACGCCGGATACGCAGCCGCGCAAGGCTAGATTCGCATGACACAGTCTGATGCCGGTGGAGACTCAAAATGACATTCTGGATATTGCTTTTCGTTTGCTTACACGGCGCCCAGGGCTGCGAATACAGCAAAGCGGCTACCTTACGCCTTGACTCTCGAGGCTCGTACAGCACGCTTAAATCGTGCCGCAAAGAGGCAGATGCCATTACCTCTCGGTACGGCGATTTTGATATCTACGGTAAGTGTATCAAAGTTAAAACCCCCAATGCTACTGGAGGTTGATGACGAACAGAGGTATGTCGATTGGTGTACTCAAGAACAAATAATATGCGAGAAAGTCAAGTTTGTCACGGCGGGCTATCCGGACAGACTCTCCATGTTGCCTACTGGACTCCACGTTTGGATAGAATTCAAAAGGCGAGGCAAAAAGCCAGAGAAAAACCAGCTATACCGCATCGCAAAGCTACGTTTCTCAGGCGCACTCGCAGGATGGACAGATGATAGTAGAATCGCCATTGACGCCGTCTCGTCCATCTTGGCAGCCACACGACTACCAGAAACGTGGAATCAGATTGCTACTCTCGCAATCCGCTGGGGGTTTGTTTTTGGACCCAGGTTTAGGAAAGACGAGTATCTGTTTGGCAGCTCTAAAGATATTGAAGGCCAAAGGGTATGTCTCCAAATGTTTGATCGTAGCGCCGCTGCGCCCGATGTACAAGGTATGGCCTGATGAAATTGAAAAGTGGGAAGATTTTAAAGATCTAACCTATGCCATTCTGCATGGCAATATTAAGGAACACAATGTCCGATCAACCGCTGATATTTATCTTATCAACCCAGAAGGACTCCTCTGGCTTGATGGTTTGCCTGCCGCAGACGTACCTGCGTTCGACTGCATCATTATTGATGAGTCTACTAAATTCAAAGATTCCACTACTAAGCGGTTTCGAATACTCAAGAAGATTCTTCCTACTGTCGCTCGACGTTGGATACTTACAGGCACTCCTGTGCCAAACGGCATATCAGACCTATTTGGGCAGATATACATCCTTGACGCAGGAAGAGCTTTGGGGCGCTACATCACTCATTTTAGGATGCAATATTTCGAGCGCTCTGGATACAATCTGTATGAATGGAAACCCAGAGTCGGAGCATTTGATGAGATTGTGGAAAAGATTAGTCCCCTCATCTTACAGTTGTCCGCTGACGATTACTTGGCGATGCCCGAGCTTAAACATTTGGTCATTGAAACCGAGTTGCCAGCAGAATCCATGGTACGATATAGATCTGTAGAAGATGATTTTCTCAGCATAGCGGAGAGCGGGAATATAATCGCAAGCAATGCAGCCGTCGCAGGTATAAAATGTAGGCAGTTAGCTAATGGGGCAGTCTATGATGAAAACCGTAACGTTATCCCAATTCATGATTCTAAGCTGGAAGCTTTGGAGAGCCTTTTCGAAGAACTCTCCGGTACACCTACACTTGTCATGTACGAATTCCAGCATGATGCGGATAGAATTATGGCCCGACTCGGGAAGTTGCCTATTTTTTCAAGCGGATTGTCCAGAGCTAAGCTCGACTCGCTCATTAACGATTTCAACGAAGGAAGGACGCCAATCCTTCTCGGACACCCGGCGAGTATGGGGCATGGACTTAATCTGCAGCAATCCTGTCATCACATAATATGGTTCGGTATACCATGGAATCTAGAACACTATGATCAAGCTATTGCACGGATTTACCGCCAGGGCCAAAAGTCTGGCACAGTTTTTGTCTACCACATTGTCGCCAAGGACACCCTCGACGAACGAGTGCTCAAAGTGCTCGGCGGAAAGGATAGGACTCAGCAAGCAGTGCTTGGAGCACTTGGCGTCTCCGGAGCCAGACATACTCTTGTGGAGCCTATCGGGGAGGTACTACGCCCGAGCCCTGACGCCGAAGGGCAAAGCTCAGATAGGTCCGGGGGAAACCCGAATTCGTGATGTTGAAGGATTTGTACAACAGTTTGCAGACGATATAAAATTAGCATTCGACCCCTTGTATTCGCGCTAAGATAGGCGTATACTCTGGACGGCGTAATAAATTTTCATCAGGAGTAATGCAATGACTGAACATGCTGCCCAAAAGGCACCGACTGCCCCCTTGAAGCCCTTGGCCCCTGCGTCTGCAACTGCCGCTGCGGCAGCCCCCAAGGCGCCGAAAGCACCCAAGGAAAAGGCTCCGCCCAAGGAGTCTAACTTTAAGAAAGTTTACCCCGACAGCGCCGTGATTACGGTCAAGGCCGCTTCCAACCCGAAGCGCGTTGGCTCGAAGGCGCACGCCACGTTCGCCCTGTACAAGAACGGCGGCACGGTCGGCGAATTCTTGAAGGCCGGTGGCTTCTATGCCGCCATTTCGTGGGACGTTGGCCACGGTTTCATCGAGGTAAAGTAAAGCCCTCCGCTGAAGCAAGGCAGCGGCGTTTAACATCTTCCACGTGTTAGCCGAGCGTGGGCTGAGATGGGGCCATCGGCTTTTCACCCACCCATTGGGAGTGATTTGTGCCATTAGTAATCCCCACCTACGGTCGCGCCCAGCGCCAAAAGACTTTCTATAATCTGCCGGTAGACTTGAGACGCATCACCTACCTGGCAGTTCAAAAGCGCGAGGAACACCTGTACGGCGATGAGTTCCCGTGCAAGGTAGTGCTCCCTGAGCACATTCAGGACATTGCAAGCACTCGCGACTATCTATGTCACGAAGTGTGGCCGTGTGACAAACTTATCATGATGGATGACGACTTGGAATTTGCCGTGCGGCGGTCTGATGATCCCACCAAATTCCAAGACGCCTTTCCAGAAGATATCAATCAAATGATTAATGCCCT